ATGAACAAGATCAGTCTTTCGAATCGGGGGATTCTTCGGACGGTGGCCGTGGTGGGAGCGGCACTGTCGCTTGTCGCCGGCGCCGGGGTGGCCGGCGCGGACACCGGCAGCGGCGAGACCGGCAGCGGGGTGATCGACACGGGCAGTGGGATTCTCGGGGACCTGCTCGATACCGGCAGTGGAATACTCGGCGGTAGCTCGAGCGGCGGCTCCTCCGAGACCGTGCAGCAGTGCAACCGCTCGACCAAGTCGGGTGGGGCGGGCGTCACCAACACCACACACCAGCTCGGCGTCACCGGACCCACCTCGTTCGTCCTGACCTACGAAACCCTCAACATTCCCGACCGTATTCAGGTCTTCTACGAAGGCGGGCAGGTGCTCGACACCGGCTACGTCGGCGACAATGCCAACCAGGGCACCGGATCTCGAGTCGTCTCGTTGCCTGCGGGGTCGTCATCGACGGTGAGCGTTCGGGTCACGGGCCCGAATGACACCCAGTGGGAGTACACGGTCAACTGCCCGTCGTAGCGTTTCGGTCCGCTCGAAGCTGAGATCGGACGCGTGGGGCCGCATGCTCGAAAAGGTGTGTGGCCCTGTGGAACAGCTATTCGGCAGGCAACCGGCAGCACATTCTCCGTTCGGATTCGCAGATCCTGAATGCGATTGCGCTGCAATCGTTTACGATCTGGTATTCGTTACCGGATCCTGCAGTGATATCAATCATGGACTAAGCTGTGTTTTAACTGGGTATACAGCAAGGTTCGGCACAGGCGTGCAGCTCCACGTTCGGCCCTCTGCCAGGGACGTCTTCATGCGGTCCGTGCGATTGATCGATTGTCCAGCGGTAATGATCTTGTTCGAGTCAGCGCCTTCAGCGCCGAAACGGGATCTTCGAGCAATCGATATGAGACCCCCGAAACGGGGACTGCCGTATCCCTCGCCAAGGGCAACTGCACGGCAATCGATCCGCGAATGCCCCGAATGTCTCGGACTAGGGAAGCGTCGCCGATGCGTGTTAGAAACTTTCAGTCGGCAACAAAGTCGGCAATCATGTTTCATACCAAGGGGTTTCACTTCATGAAGAAGATTCGCACGCTCGGCTTCGGCATCGTCATCGCAGCCGGGATGGCCATGTTCGGCACGGGCATCGCCGCCGCGGAGGAGACCCCGCCGGCAACCACCCAGCCGGAGGTCGGTGGCGCCGAGGAGACCACCACCGGTTCGGCCGCAGGTATTGCCGCGCTGATCAAGGCGCTGACCACCGGTTCGGCTGCGGCTGAGGACACCGAAGTCGACGCGGTCGCGGACGAAGTTCCGCCGGCAACCGGCGGCACGGAGGACGAAGCCAGCACCGGTTCTGCCGATAGCCTTGCCGCGATCCTGAAGGCGCTGACCACCGGTTCGGCAGCGGCCGAGGAGACGCCGGTGGAAACCACCCCGGCTCCCTGACGCATCACCCTGATGACGAATGCCCCGCCACGAGCAGGGCATTCGTCGTTCGGCTCAGCTGCGCCTGGCCGCCCGAAGGCCGTTGACGTAAGCGGCGACGATCCGCAGGTCCCCTTCAGAGAGCCCGGAAAGATCGACGATTCCCTCAGTGGGCTGTGGCCGCGCCGACTCGGTCTCGACCAGGTCCAACCCGGCCTGCGTCAGCAGCGGCTCGGCATCGAGCCCGACCGCCTCTGCCATGGCCTGCAAAGTCTCGGCCGTAGTGCTGGCTTGGACCTTCCGGCCGCGCTTGTACTGGGTGCCGTTCTCGACCTGCGTCCACAGACTCGTACTGATTCGGGCTGCTTTCGCGGCGCGGTCCATCGACATCTCGCGCTCCTTGCGAGCAAGCCGCAGGGTGGCGCTGACCTCGGACGGGACCACCGCGCTCCGTTGTCTCACCATGCATCGAGGGTAGCAGATTGTTTGCACTGATGCATGAAGTGTATGCAGCCATCGTATGCGAACTTGCGAATCGAGCCTCACAGCATCCTATAAGCCGTAACAGAGTTCGACGAGTTTGTTTGTGCGAACTGGCAACTGGGTAACGCCATTCGTCGCCTCGGCTTGACAGTCGTGTTGCAACAACGTTGCATACAACGTGTGTTTGATTGTGGGTCCCAGTAGGAGCCACTCCTCGACACCGCCCACGGCGCGCCCTCATTTCGGTCGCGCAGCAGGGTACGACCGGGGCTCCGGCCCGCTATCGACCGAAGGAGCAAGTACATGGGCACAAACGATGCCGTCGCGGCGTCGAACCGCATGCGGGAGGATTCATGCGGCGTGACCCCATTGGACAGGTGGGCCGACGACAGCCACCTGTACCTGGATCGAGAAGCTGCGCGGGCTCTGGCCCGGATGCTCGGTGACATCCCCGACCTGGCCGAGGACCTGTCGGACGCGCGCACGCGCCAGACCCGTTTCGGTACAGTGGATTACCGTACGCGCAACGGCGCACGGGAACAGCGACTCCCGTTCAACCCGGCCGCCGCTCGCGCGGCGGACCATCTCCAGTCGGTCTTGGTGGCGTGGGTTCGGTTGGTCTGCGAACAGCGTGGTGTCACCTACGGCGGGGCCGCGAGCATCGGCGGCATGGCGGAATGGTTGCAGCGCAACATCGTTGCGCTCGCCATGACAGAAGGGGTGGAGGCCGCGCCCGCTGAGATCGCCGCCGCGATCGAGGCGGCGGAGGCAGTTGTGTGTCCGCCGGCCGAGATCGCGGCCGCCGACGCCGACCTGGTTTTGCGCGCCAGGGCTGTCCGCCTCCACGCGCCCGCCATCGGCAAGCTCGCGGAAGAGCTGGGCGACGGATACCGCAACCTCACTGCCCGGCGCGTGCGCACGCTCCGCAATGCAGGTCTGATTACTCCAGTTCCGGGACCGTGGGCGGCGGACTGGCCTGAATTGTTCGTTGTCGGAGAGGTTTTGGATGCGCACCGGGCTCTCCCGGCGCGGCTACGGGCGAAAGATGCATAGCGAACAGAGTGGCCCAGCGGGGCGTCGGCAGATCATTGCCGGCGCCCCGCTGGCGTTGTCGGCACCACAAATTGGTGGGTTCAGGGCGCTCAAAAGGCTTAGGCCACTGCCTGTTCGGGCCCAACCGGCCCATGCGCTTCCTCGAAATACCCACTCCTACCTGCGATTTAGCTCCGTCTGAAAGTGTGAGTTGACAAGTTGGTACAGATGACGCAAACTAGTGCCAGCGGGATTTCGCGTGCCCAAAATTAGTTCAGAGCCGCGAGATTCGACGCCGACGAGTGTCTGGCCCCGCAGATCCTGACCGAGACTCGGTTCACGTCGACGCTAGAATGAGCGCGTGCTCTCGACCGAGAGTCTCTACATTTCGGCTGCTGGGTGAGGTTCTTCTTGTGTCAGATGCATTCGATGCATTTACCCCCGACGACGCCGGTAACCCGATCGGGGAGAGGTCTACTCGCGAAGGCGGAAGGCCTCGAGTAGACAACTCGATACCAGGTGGAAGGAGTCGCGTCGGCCACGTCGACCTCTCCGACATCTGTGTGGAAGACCTCCAAGTCGTCGCCGGTGCGGTGGATCGTTGGCGTTCGCTCCGTCCGCCGACCAATGTGACGCGTCCCACCACTCGGTGACCTGACACACGGCATCTGACACCGTCGGGGTGGTGATGATGCGACGGGTTGGGGTCAGTTCCGAGTTGTGAGAGTTGTGGGTTGCCATGGGTGATGAAGGTGAGTCGGATGCTTCGATGCCTGACCGACAAGATATCGCGGTGCAGCGTAATGGGTTCAATGCCCAGGAATCTGCGTTCAACCAAGGAATCCGGGTCGATTCGGCCGTGGTCTTCGACTTCGTGTCGTATTGGTCGGTAGCCGACCGCGCGGTCCTCATCCAAGCGGACCTGTCCGGGCATGTACGAAATGAAGTCATCGCACATGCCGTCGCCCACATCGAGATGGCCGAATCACGCGAACTAGCGGCAGCACTCGACGGCCAGCGGTGGCGCGGCCGGATCGAGATGCAGGTTCACGACGTTGTCGCACACCGCCTCATCCCTGTCGCCGACCTGCGTGATGCCCTGGAGGTCGTCGACAACATCACCGATCTCGCGGCGCTCCTCGGTGTCACCGAGTTCCTGCTCGGGTGGCGATTACAGCACCTGGCGAACGAGGAATTCGCCGTGATCCCGGTACACCTGCTCGACCGCCTGGGTTGGTTACCCGGGATGCCGTCGGAATACCCCTACCGGTGCTTGTGGCCGACATCCAGCTCCGGCGAGATGCTTCGCCAGCTGGCGCCCGGCCGACACCACCGATAGTCAAGTCCTACTCAGCCCTCGTTCCGTGAAAACGGCACGGGGGCTTTGTCGTTGGCGCTCATGGCCGACGTCGAACTCATGCGGCAGGCCCCCGGACACGAACACCTTCATCCTGCGGGTTCAGAGCCCGTCGCATGCCCGCCCCTGACGCGCCCGTCTCCCACAGCTTGCTGTGGTCGAAAGGCGTTGTCGCAGCGCAGGGGCGCATCGGTCCCGCTCCGGAGGAGCACTCCTTCCGGAGCGGGACCTCCACCCACGTCCCAGAGAGGTAAGAACATGTCATTGTGGTCTCCGAAAGGATCGCCCCGCACGATCGATGTACTCGTGGTCGGCGGAACCTGGAATCCTGGCGGCGACGGCGTCACCGGTGCCTTCACCGACGCACTGAACAAGGCGATGTTCACCGCTCGGATGGTCCCGTATCCCGCCGACTACGGGTCGCACGTGAGCTATGCCGAGAGCGTCGCCGAAGGCAAGCGTGCCCTGTTGGCCGCCATCGACCGATCGCCGAATCCGGTAGTGCTGGCGGGGTATTCACAGGGTGCTGCCGTCGCCGGTGACCTCGCGGCGGAGATCGGGCGAGGCGAACATCCCGGCCGTGAGGTGATCGCCTGCGCGCTGATCGCCGATCCGCGCAGACCGGCGGGCAAATACCTCGGCGAAACAGATCCTGGCGGCTACGGCGTGGTCGGCGAGCGACCGATCGACGGCATCCCCGCCTATTGGGCCGCAGCGCCCGGGGATCCCATCACCGCCCTGCCCGCGGGCAACCCGTTGCGGACCATTGCGGATCTGAGCGCCTTCTTCAGCTTCGCCAGCGCGAACTCGGCAATCCGATGGGCGCAGCGAATGCTCGACACCGCGACTCGAAAGCAGTTGCAGCGCTGGTGGTCTCCTTCGAACTGGAGCCACTGGACCGGAGCTATCGCCTATGCCCGTGGCTACCTGTTCGACGGCAGGCACACCAGTGACTACGTCCGCTACGGACACGCCCGCGCACTCGCCCAGGCGCTGAACCGCGAAGCCGCCGAAGGGCGCCTCTGACCTCCGCGAAAACCTTTGGGAAGGAACACATCATGAGAATCAGCAAGACCCCAGAGCCCGCGCTGGTCCGGTCGGTCCTCGTCGCTGCCACGGGTGTCCTCGCGTATCTGCTCGGCCGCGAGATCGATACCGCCTGGATCGAAACACTGCTCACCCTTTACGGATTGGCGACGCCGTTGATCGCGGGTGCCCTCATCAGACCGGCTGTTACCCCGGTGACCGGATCGGTGGGTGAACCGGATGGCATCGTGGTTAAGCCCTGAACTCGTACAAGCGACCGGCATGGCCCTCGCCACCGTCATCGGCGCGGTGACAGCGTGGCAGGCCCGCGAAGTCGCCAAGTTGCGTGAGCGGGTGGTCGCGCTCGAGGAACAGGCCGCCGACGACCACCTCCGTTTCCGCGATGCGATTCGCCTGATCCGCGCACTTCAGCGCCACATCGACGAACTGCTCGGCTTCCTGCGCCTGCATGTCCCAGGCATGGAGCCCCCGGTGGCGGACTACAAGATCCCCGCCACCCTCCAAGAAGAAATCTGACGGCGACCCGCCGTTCCCGAACTGCATGCGGTCGGCCCCCGGAGAACACTCGATACGGTGCGGGATTCGAGCCCGCCGCATGCCGCGCTCCTGACGCGCCCGTCTCCCGCAGGTGGTCTGCGGTCGTAGACGACGCCGCTGCGTCAGGAGTGACGGTCCCGCCCTCGGCGCTTCCCCTCGTCCACGAGGGCGGGACCCCGAAACCTCACTCATACAAGGAGATACCCATGGGTTGGACAGGAGACCCGGTATGGCTGGCCGACGTGCTGCGTGCTGCCGGGCTGGACGTCATCGAACACGAAGGCTGGCGCGACCGAGGCCACGGCGACTTCCGTGACCTACGCGGCGTGCTCTGTCACCACACCGCGGGCGGCGGCAAGAACGACTGGCGCATCGTCCAAGACGGCCGCGCCGACCTCCCCGGCCCCCTCGCCCAATTGGTCCTCGAACGCGACGGCACCTTCCGCGTGATCGCCGCAGGCGTCTGCTGGCACGCCGGCCGCGGCTCCTGGCCCGGCTGGCCCACCGACAACGCCAACTACCACGTGATCGGCATCGAAGCCGTCTCCCGCGGCGACGGAACCGATTGGACCCCAGCACAACTCGACGCCTACAAGCGCGGCTGCGCGGCGATCCTGGCCCGCATCGGCCGCGACGCCGAGGACTGCGTGGCCCACCGCGAGTACTCCCACGAAGGAAAAATCGACCCCGCCGGCATCGACATGGACGAGTTCCGTAGCGACGTACAGGCATTCATCGACGGAGAGGACGCTCCGATGAGCGCATCCGAAGTAACCCAGATCCAGGATTTCATCGTCGCGTTCTGCGGCCCGATCGGCACCGACGTCAAGGACATTCGCGAGCAGCTGTGCGGTAGCCAGCAGCGGGATGCGGGCATGTTCGCGGGCTGGGAACAGCTCGACGGGATGACCGTGGTCGACACCCTGGCCGACATCCTGGACCGCCTGAAGGTCCTCGAAACGCCTACATCCGAGGGGAGGTGACTTCCATGCTTCCCGTCCTGCTCGAACTGCTTCAGCTGGCCATTGTGCTCGCGCCAGTGGTCCTGCCGCTGCTCGGCTTCTGACCCGACAACGGGACCGCCTCGACGTCCCGCAGCGCCGATGTGCGAATGCGGCTCTCTCCCTGCGGTATCCGTTCCCTACTTCCGGAGATCACTATGACGGAATTGACCACGTTCGCCGCGAGCTCCGCTGTCGGCGCTGAGGAAGAGGCCACCGTGCCGGTGCCTTCGGAGCCGGCAGCGGGTGTACTCCACGCCACTGTCGAGATCGCCCCCGGACTCGACGACGGTGCTGCATGACAGGCCCCTACGCCGGGCAGTTCCCGGACTTCGAGCAGTTCATGATCGGGCTGCTCACACCTATCGCGCCGACCGTGAGTTTCCTGCCTGCGCTGGCGAGCCAGATCACGTTGCCGCTGATCTGGGTTCGTACGACGAGCGGCACGCTCGATCACAACGCGATCACCTACCAGGCGAAGGTGCAGGCGGTCGTTTTTCACAGCAGCAGGCAACAAGCGCAGACCATGGCGATTCAGGTGCGCGATGCCTTTCTGAACGCCCCGGCCGCACGCTTCAACGGCGTGTTGGTCGATTACGTAGAGGAAATCGCCGCTGCTGAACCGCGTTTCAGCGCCCCGAATCTGCGTCGCAGCCGCGGGACGAGCGAGTTTCCAGACCTCGACCCGCTGCACCAGATGGTCGAGCTCGCCTTCGCCATCGACGCCCGCCGTCAGTAGACGGCATATCACCGGCACTCGCACATATTCGATCGCGTGGGTGCCGACTTCCTTGTCCAGCCCGGTTCACCGGGCACATGAATGGAGATTGTCTTGCCTCCCATCTCGTCCACCCCGTTGACCACGCTGAAGGCCGCCCAGCGTCAGCTGCTGCTCAAGCCGCTGGATGCCGCGGTGTTCCTGGCCCCGTGGCCGAACTCGACCCCCGTCACCCCGGGCAGCATGACCGACGCCACCGGCAACCTGCTGCCGCTGCCCGCGTCGTACCAGTCCGTCGGCCTGATCGACAAGAAGTCCGGCATCAACTTCGCGCGCGCCGTGACGGCTTCGCCGATCGAGGCCTACGGCGAGATGCAGCCGGTCCGCGACGACATCACCAGCGACATCACCACCATCGAGTTCGAGCCGCAGCAGACCAATCTGCTGAACCTGGCTCTAACCAGCAACACCAACCTGGCGTCCACCCAGGCCGCCGCCAACGGCGAGGTCGGCTTCTGGCAGCCCGCCACCCCGCAGATCAACTACTACTCCGCCGTCGTGATCGGCAAGGACGGCACCGACGCCAGCCCGATCTACATCTTCAAAATCATGCCGAAGGTCGCCGTCACCAAGTGGGGCGGCGAGCAGTGGGTCCCCACCAACTTGATGGGTGAGAAGCTGACCCTGACCGCGTTCAAGGACGACAACCTCGGCTACGCCGTCGCCCACGGCTTCGGCGGCACCGGCTGGCAGAAGGTGCTGTCCTCGACCGGCATCAAGTACACCGTCTCGTCGGTCGCTCCCGCGCCGATCACCGTGACCCGCGGCACCACCACGTCCGCGCCGATCGTGGTGACCGACCAGTTCGGCGGCATCCTGCCTAACGCCAACTGCGCCTTCACCCCGGCCGGTGGTTCGAACATCACCGTGTCGGCGTCCGGCTTCGTGACCGCCGCCGCGAACGCCACCGTGGGCAACACCACCGTCGGCATCGTGTACACCCCGACCGGTGGCACCGCGCTGGCCACGGTCAACTGCGCCGTCACCGTCGTGTAGTCGACGCCCATGAAACGTGGTCGCGTGCCGTGCTTCTCCGGTCGCGGCACGCGGCCACTTCCTGTCAGCTTCCGGAGAGAAAGCGGGGCTACCCCGTGTCCTTTATCCCCACCCAGTTCCCGGTCACGATGACCGACGGCACACACGAGTACCAGGTGTTCGACGCCTCGGCGTTCGGTGACGCCATGTTCGGTCTCGGCCACCGCGTCAAGGAAGACGTCAAGCAGGCCGTCGCCGCGACCAAGCCCGCCAAGTAACTACGTTCCACCACTACGAAACCGGAGACCCCCTGATGGCAGCACCCCGCAAAACGTCGACGGCCACGAAGGTGGCCGGCGGTGACGAAGGCCGCTTCTATGAGATCCAGCGTGAGCTGGCAGCCAAGCGACGCGGCCCCTACCACCTGACCGCCGACATCGCGATCCAGCCACTGACCCGCCGTCAGGCGCGCATGCTGGCCGAAACCGACGACGAAGAAGACCAGCTGCAGATCCTGCTGGGCGAGGCCTACGAGGCGGTCGACGACCTGTTCGCCGACCGCCCCATCGACGAATGGGTCGCCTTCCAGAACGATCTGTACGCCCACTTCTACGGCGAAGGCGCAATGGAGCTGCCGGGGGGATCCGAGGGCTCGTAGAGTTCTGGGACAAGTTCGGTGCCGCGCTCGAGTACGACTTACTCGAGCGCGGCATCGACGTCCGAGACTGCTTCGGGCCCATCGAGTTCCGCACCCGCGACTGGCGCACCATCTGGCGGTTCAAGGACCGCCTGCCCCGCGGGTCGCACTACAAGACGGCCTTGGCGTTGGACCACGAGCTCGCCGAGTACTGGCTCGACATGGAGGAATCCGACCCCGATCCCGACGCCGAAGAGCCACCGACCCCGGAGGGCTACACCCTCGACACGTATCTGCTGCTGTCGATCATCGACGGGCTACAGGGTGTTCAAGCGGCCGTGATCGCGGCAGCCGGCGCGGATCCACCGCAGGTGAAGCCGATGCCGCGTCCGCAGACAGCAATGGACGTAGTCCGCGAGGAACGCCGACTGTCGACAATGAACAGCATCGTCGACATCTTCAAACCCGCTGCTGAGTAGACGATTAACAGGTTGAAGGAAGTAGGATCCGTACATGCAAGCCGACATCGAGGGGGCCGTTCGGATCGCCAATCTGGCGGCGGGCTTCGACTGGACCTGGACGACGGACGACATCCCTCGATTCTGTGAAGCGGCAGGCTGGAGTTGTGTCGAGTCCGCAGGGGATCGTGGCGCAGAGATCCAGACCGACTTTGACGTCGAGAAGCCATCTGCGCTTGCGGTCTACAACCGCAGTTTCTTGGAGCGTAATCGGCGACCTGACCAACAGGTAACGCAACTCGTCCTCCGTGTTTCGGATCGCGTTGACGGGACATTGCCTGAGAACCTTCGATCGTTGACGGACTTATTTGCTGAACTTGCAGACCGGATCGCCACGGAGCTGGGAGCGCCAGAGGTGCCGTCTCCCGGGCTCGAGCCGGAAGTTCGTTGGTCACTGCCGTGGAGTTCGATTTCGCGTTGGCGGAATTTTGGTGCGTCCGTCTCTCCAGCGACTGCGATCCTTTTCCTTGCCATGACGAGTCAGGCCGTGGAACTGAGAATCGTCAACCCCACTTACCAAAGATGGTGGGATGACTACATGTCCCGCGATGATGATGACGAGGACAGTGGGTATGACGACGATCGCGAGGACTTGGATGACTTGCCGGAGAAGCCACGAACGTGGCAGGAGTACTCGGCGGCCTTGGCGTTGACTTTGACTCGGCTTCCCTTGGGCGGAATTTTGGTACTCCGCGTGGGCGGCCGTGACGTTGCTCGTATCGAGCCGACCTGGTTCGGGCTAACTTGCCAAATGTTGGCTCAGAGTGTGCCGCGCGTGCAAAGAGACTCGGGTGCCGACCAAATCTTTATGATCAGAAACGGTTGGTCGGTAGCCGAGGAAGGTTCCACTCCTGAGGGCTGGGTTCGCTCGCTGCGATGGCCTGCTCTTTACCGAGAATTCGATAGCATGGCAGATGCTGTGGTTACGGCTTTGCGGAGTATCTACGGTGTCGCCGATCCTGTCAGCTTGGTCGTGGATGCATGGTCCGATTCTTCGGAACAATACCCTGATATCACAGCTTTCGGCATTCACAGTCAATAATCGGCATTCGCGCCTGATCATTGTGGCGAGCCTTTCTGCCTTAATTGCACCAGATGGCAACGTGCCGGACCGCCTCGACTGTCGGACCCGATAGTGTTGATTCCACCAACCCCGTGAACGGAAGTAGTATAAAAGAATGCGCGTCGACGTATTTGGGGCAATCGAACTTGTCCGCCGTGCCACCGAGTTTAATTGGCTGTGGGATCTGGGCAATGTAGAACAGTTCTGTGTAGAGTCGGGGTGGCGTCAGATTGAATCTGAAGCGAACGTCGATAGCTGGAAGACGAACCTCGATATCGATAGCGATATCGCGAAACTATACAAGCGTGTTGACCCTCCGAGTGTTCTTTTCATCAGAGTGACGGTAGCTGACACGCCCAGTGTTGGGGAAGTTCGGTCCGATTCATTTACGGATTTGAGTCGCAATCTCGTTACTGTTCTGGGCCGACCCCATCGGTTCTCACCTGGTGCTGATCCTCGGGTGGACTGGGATCTGGATAGATTGTACATCTATATGGATTGCATCGGCTCAGCTGTGAATATCTATTTGATGAATCCTGAATTCAAGGAGGCGTTGGATAGCGCTGCGGCCGACGAGAAAATCGATGCTGAAATGCTACAATCGTATGAGTCTTCGGTACGCCGCACTCTTGGCAGCGTAAAGAATTGGGAGCACTTCAAAAATATGCTTGCCAAAATACTGTGGAGGATGCCGCGCCATGGAGTGGTTGTTCTCAATGCGACTGGCGGACGGTTCATGCAGTTTAGCTTCGCGGATCACCAATTAGACGGGTTCAATCTAGTTGCAGAGGTGTCGTCGAATGCCGATATCGCGGATGGATATCGAATGTCGATGGGCGTTAATGAACGCATGATCGAAGCCAACTGGAAGTTCGAGGACCCCTCGTGCGATGGAAATTGGAGTAAGAAATTCCAATGGCCGTTGTATTTTGGTACATTCGAAAAAATCGCGAACGACGCTGTAGTTACTCTGCGGGAGCTCTTGGCTATCGATAGCCCGAACGTTGTCGAAGTCGAAGCTTGGGTCGAATGGCCATATTTGCCGTTCGACACCAGCACGCTAGGAACGGATCCGCATTTTAAGTGATGCATGGACTGTCCACGGCGACTTCTGTGGCTCGGTACAGGTATAGCTGACCGAAGCCTGCCGTTCACACTTTGCGGCGTTGTCTCCCACTACTTTCGGTAGGTGCGATGACCGCCGAGCAGATGAGTTAGAGCTCCTAACAGGTTCCGCCGGTAGCGACGAGTCCTGTTGTAGTGCAGGATGTTTCGTTGTGGCAGCGCCGTGGATCGTGGACGACCAGCTGTGGGCAGTGATCGAACCGCTACTGCCGGTCAAGCCAGCGGGAACGCCGGGACCAGCGCGGATGAACGATCGCGCTGTCCTGCAAGGGATCCTGTTCGTGCTGATCACCGGCATCGGGTGGGAGGACCTGCCCCAGGAACTAGGGTTCGGGTCCGGCATGACCTGCTGGCGGCGACTACGCGACTGGCAGGCCGCCGGGGTGTTCGAGGCCCTGCACACCACGATGCTCGCCCACTGCCACCGCGCGGGATTGATCGATTTCGACCGCGTCATACCCGACGGCTCGCGCGTGCGGGCCAAAAAAGGGGTGCCGATACCGGTCCCAGCCCGGTAGACCGCCGCAAAACTGGAGCGAAACACCACATCCTGACCTGCGGCAACGGCCTCCCGCTCGCAATCGTTCAGTCAGCGGCCAACATCAACGATCACCTCGTGCTACCCGAGCTACTCGACCGAGTACGTCCGCTACGCGGACGCCCCGGCCGACCACGCGAGACGATCACGACCCTGATCGCGGACAAAGGCTACGACTACCCCCGCGTCTACGACGAACTCGAACAACGACGGATCACCGGCTATATCCCACGCCGCGGCACCCGCGACAAGGTGACCGCCGGCCGCTGGATCGTCGAGCAAACACTGGCGTTGCTGCACCAATACCGGCGCTTGGCCGTCCGTTGGGAACGCCGCACCGACATCCATCAGGGATTCCTCGACCTCGCTGCTGCGCTCATCTGCTGGCGGCGACTCAGCAATCGAACGTGTTAGGAGCTCTTAGAGCTCCTAACAGGTACTGACAGGTAGCGGCGAGTTATGTTGTAGTGCAGGATGTTTCGCCGACCACGCGAGAAGATCACCACTCTGATCGCGGACAAAGGCTACGACTACCCGTGTGTTTGCCGAACTCGAGCAACGACGGATCACCGGCTACATCCCGCGCCGCCGCATCCGCGACCAAGTGACCGCCGGCCGCTGGATCGTCGAGCAAACACTGGCGTTGCTGCACCAATACCGGCGCTTGTCTGTCCGTTGGGAACGTCGCACCGACGTCCATCAATGATTTCTCGACCTCGCCGCTGCGCTGATCTGCTGGCGAAGACTCAGCAATCGAACCTGATAGGGGCTCTTAGCTTGCGGTGGTTGCGAATGCTGCCGACGCAATCAAGCGTGTCCAGGAGCCGCCTCTTTCATCCGCGGTATCACGACCGTCGGCATGATCTTTCGCCCCGCTACCTCGTTAAAGGATCCTCGACATCGGGGGTCATCGGCATCCGGATCCCAGAAGTGTTGCGCGCTTTCTGCTACCGCTTCTGTCTTGCAGGTATCGAACTTGGATGCTTATTCGGCTGCCGCATAAGCACTTTTGCTTAGCGGGACCTCCGTGTGGCGAATCTGCATTGATCGGAATAGGCGCCGCATCATGCGGTTTGTCACAAATTTCTGGAGTTGAAATATGGGAAAAAAAAGGCGAATTAGCGATATAGATACCTTGGAACAAAGAAGTGCTATATCGCTGGATGTATCTATCCCTGTAGACGACGATCGTGTGATCGAGTCTATCAACGAGCAAACGCGAAGTCGAATTGATCAGATCGGGCGATCTCGGGACAGACTTATACGAGATTTGATTGATCAACGAATTGGCCCAAATGAGCTTCGAGGAGAGCGTGATGATGCGGCTGGGCGGCATGGTGTAAGTCCTAAAGACCTCAGTAGCAGAAAACTTCTAAAGACCCTTCAAGAGCGGGAGCGTGCGGGTCTCGCGGTCGACGAACTCCTTAATCGAACCATTGACTACATATACGCATCCAGCAGTGCAAGCAAACTCGGTGATCACATCGGAATGGTTGCTGCGCGAGCATATATCCTGCAGAAGATCGAAGTGCACGGTGGGGAGATCCTGGTCGATGGCGATAGAGGCGAGCATACGCTCGATATAGTCGCAGTCATTGGGAATCCGCGGCACCCTCTTGGCCTGCGGCTACTCGTCGTGGAAGCGAAGGGTGGGGATAGTGCGGAGCTAGGCACCCGTGAGGTATATGACGCGAATAGAAAGAAGATAACTGTAAGACAAGGTACTCGCGAGTATCTTGAGGATCTTCTTCGAACCGATGTGGAGCTATACTATAAGCTGCTGGATCGGTATCCGAAGCTACATAAAGCGCTAGTTGATCGGAACGCCAATTTTGTAGAGTACTTGGAAATCAAGGCCGATAGGTTTGATTCCACTGCTCCTAGCCCCTCGCGAATTTCTGCATGGGAATTTGATATGGGTTCGGCTCCGCTCGGATTTTCAGGTGTAGATCCTGTAACTCCCAAGGCTGTTAAACAAATCGACAAAGCACGAGATGAACGTATTAACAGCGATCGTTCGCGCCTAGCGCAGAACGTGCGGTCGCGAATCTTGAAGGTCGGGTCTGCTGGCGTTGTTGTCGTCGGCATGACTGGGGGTGCTCAGATAGCTGGCGCGATCGTCGGAGCGGGACCATCATCGGCCGCGACATCTACTGGCGAATTTTTGTCTGCTACGAATCAATTGGCCGGAGATGACGCGCTAATTTCATTCAGGGCGAAGGCCTCCGAACTCGGGCGGATGTTGTCGTCGTTCAAGGATTATGTTCAGAATGGTTTGAACAGATTGGCGACGATGGCGGGGGATGCGGCGGCGAAGATGTCGGCGTTTGTTTCTGACGTTGTTGACTCGGCTAAGGCTCAGGAGTTGATCGATAAGGTTTCGGATGACTGGGCATTTGCGCAGGAGTTGCTGAATATTGCGATGTTGTTTTCGCCGGTGGGTACGGTGGCTGCGGCTATTTCGGCGGCGGTGCCGATTATTCAGTTGATTGTGGAGCATTGGGATCAGATTCGGGCTGCGTTTGATTGGGTGTTGAAGAATGTTTTGACGCCGGTGGCTGAGTTCTTTATGACGGCGTTCAAGGTTTATATTGCGCCGTACCGCTTGGCTTTTGACGCGGTGATGGCTGGGTTCAATGGGATGGGTGGGGTTGTCGGTAGCGCGGTTGGTGCTGTGCGGTCGACGGTCGTGGGGATTGTGAAGGCGATCGGTCAGATTTTCCAGCGGCTCGAGATCAATATCGGATTTCCGGTCAATAGGTCGTTCGGGTTGAAGAGTGTCGGTGATGCGATGGTTGCTTGGGCTTCTGAACGGTTGGCAGATGGTGGCTTGGTGGGTGGACAGCGCGGGTCCGCGCCGGGTAGGGCATCCGGTATCGAGGTGATGGCCGTGATCGATCGGTCGGTGTTGCGTGCCACCCAGGCTGAGGAACGCAAGATCGGGTACGCGTATCGGCCGCCGTTCCTGCACGACGGTGCGTTGCCTCGCACGGATAACGGGCCTGGTCCGCGCACATTTGATGTGCGGGTCGCTGATGTCGACGCGGCGTTCGCGCAAATTCGGATGTTGCAGGCCGTGCAGGATGCGCGGTTCAGCCCGGTTGGGGTGTAGCCAGGTGACTGCTACTCGGCTGACTCGGTATTGACAAGTAGACGGCGGAAATTCACAAGAGATCGGAAGGTTGGAAACGATGAGTGATCCGAAATCGGAGGGTGTTCCGGACCCGTTGGCCGGCTTCGACATCGAGATCCATCCGGTCTCATTGGACGGGCTCAACGATTCAACGGACCAGAGGCCGAAAAAGGATGCGGCTGAGGATAATAAGAAGCCGAGCAAGAGCAGGAGCCCTTCGCACCGGCCTTTCGTATCCAAACCTGCGCGGCGGCAGCCGAATCCGCCCAAGGCCGATGATCACCCGAAGGGCACACGCCCCACGGCTCGGCCACCGAATAAGCTGATTCAGCCGAGTAAGACCGACAAGCCGAAGCGTGGCGCTCCGCCGAGGCCGCCACGCGGAGGTGGTCCGGGCGCGAAGCCGCCCGGTGTCGACTGGAAGCAGGCGGCCACAGGCCAGAAGCCGGCGGTGGCAGGTCCGAAAAAGCCTGCGGCACTGCCGAATAAGGGCAAGCCGGTAGACCTGGCGAAACGTCCACCTACTAAAGCCCCCGCGGCTGGTAGACCTGGAAGCCCGAAGGGGAGCAAAGCCAAGGGCGGCAAGGTCGACACCAAAGGGCTCAAGGATGAGGCGACCGCCCTCAAGAACCTCGGCGGTGCGTTCAAGGACAACCTCGCGGCCATCAAAGATCACACGGGCGCCGGTAAGAAGATGGTCGGCAAAGTCGGCGGCGTCGCGAAGAACCTCAAGAAGCTGACCAAGGCTATTCGCACCGCGTCAACCGTGCAGAAGATCATCGGTGGTGCGTCCAAGCTGTGGTCGGTGGCGCAGACCGCGTTGAACCTGGTGTGGAACGCGTCGCCGGTCGGCTGGTTCACCCTCGCCCTAGGGGCCGCGATTCTCGCGATCACGCTCATCGTCGAGCACTGGGACGAGATCAAGGCGGCGTTCAGTGTCGTCAAGGAGAAGGTGCTCGATCCGGTCGGTGAGTTCTTCCGGGACCAGTTCGGCGAGGTCCTCAAGCCGTTCACCCACATCAGCACGGCTGTGTCCGGCGCGTTCAAGGCGTTGTGTTCGACCGTGGGTGGGGTGTTCCAGAAGATGGTTCACTACATCGCCGTGGTCGTCGACAAGGTCGCTAGTCTCCTCGGCGAGTTTCGGTGGTTCCCGGGCGTGGGCGGCATTGCCGACGCCATGTCTCAGTGGGCGCAGGCGCATATGGCAGACGGTGGTGTTGTCGGCGCGAGCCGCGCCAAGGCACCAGCCGGCTCGACCGAGGAGGTCGTCGTTGACGCCGGGGGCCCGAAGCGGGCGGTGATGGCCGCAGTCGACAGCGATCACCTGCGGGTAGCCCGTACCGATACGGGCCGGTCAGCGCTGAGCAAGAGTCCGCATATCGCCCCACTGCGCGGCGTGCGGCGGACCGGCGCGACAGTTCGCGCGATCGACCATTCGACCACCATCGCGCTCGACCGTGGGACCGACACCAGTTTCGCGCGGTCGCGCGCCGTGCACGCGCAACGCGCGCTCACCTATGCGGGTGGGTCGCGCTAGCCCAACCTTTCAGACACCTCAGGGAGTGGTTAGAACGATGAGCAGCAAAGGCGACGCGCAGTTCGACGCCGCATTGCGCGCGGCGCTGGCCGCGAGCGACCCACTCGATGCCGGCGACAAGAGCAAGGGTGGCGCGGCCAAGCCCGATGTGAAGGGTTCGGGGGAGTCGTCGAAAGCCGACGGGACCCATTCCGATCACCCGAAGGCCGGGCCGAGTGCCGAACAGCATTATGGCGCAGCACAATATGAGAAGGAGCATCACCCGGCTCCGGTCGAACCACCTAGGGGTGTGCGACCAGCGGCCACACCGCCGAGCCAGTCGGTCAAGCCGCGCAAGCCATCCACACCGCCGGGCCGGCCTCGGGGCGGGCTCGGCTCGAAGGCCCGCGGCGGTGCTGGTCTGGCCGGAGGTCTGGCGATGGGCGCGCTGACGTCAGGAATTGACTGGCGCCAGGCCGTCGCCGACCCCAAAGCCGCGCTGAGCGGGCTCGGTGGCGCCGCCCTCGCGCAGAGCAAGGACTATCTCGCCGGAATGGCTGATCCGGCGAATCTGTCGGATACCGTCTCGCAGGTCAAAGACACGGCGAGTGCGGCGAAGGACAAAGCGTCGCCAGGTAGGTCGAATACGGGTGACACCAAACCGATCACCAATGAGACCAAGGCGCTCAAGGATCGAACCTCAGCTCTGCGTGGCGACGTCAAGAACCTCGGCACCCATGCGGCGACCAGCCAGAAGATGACCGAGAACGTCGACAAATCGTCGAAGGGTTTCGACGATCTCGCTAAGGCGCACAAGGACTCCGCGGGTGCCCAGAAGAACGTCGAAGGCGCGTCGAACAAGTGGGACAAGTCCCAGGGCAAGCTCAACAAGGCCGTCGGCAAATCGGTGATCGGCAAGATCGTCGCGGCGATCGAGATCGCGATTGTCGTGATCGGGCTGCTCATCGAGCACTGGGACTCCGTGAAGAAGGCCTTCGACACGGTGAAGAAGAACGTGCTAGAGCCGGTCGGCGACTACTTCAAGAAGGTGTTGGCCGCGTGCCTCACGCCGTTCACGACGGTAATCGACGACGTGAAAGAGGCGCTCGGCAGCCTGGGGAGCGGGATCGGGGGCCTGTTCGGTGGGGTGGTCAACCAGGTGGCGGAGATCGTTGCCGCGATCGGCTCGGTGGTCGCCAAGATCGAGTTCAGCCTCCCCGGTTGGCTCGGTGGCGCGACGCTCAGCCTGGCCGGGCTCGGTGGAGCGATGACGTCGTGGGCGGCGTCGGCACGGATGGCCGATGGCGGCGTGGTGCGGGGTCCAGGTGGTCCGCGCGAGGACCGGGTGCCGGTGCTGGCGTCCGACGGCGAGTTCGTGGTCAATGCCGCGGCGACGGCGCGCTACGGGCCACTGTTGGAATCGATCAACAAAGACACGCTCAATGTCGGAGGTCGGGACGCGCAAGTCGTTGCCTCGCTGGGCCTTTCGCGCGTCAAGCCAGCGCAAGCGCTGCCCGATGTGGCGACCACGCACCGATTCGATCGGTCGACCACGATCAATCTGACGACTACCCAGCACGACGGTGCCTACCTACGCGCGAAAGCCGTTGCCGCGCAACGAGATATCACCTACGCGGCCGGACGGCGGTAAGTCGCGGCGACGCATGACTCAAGGAGTAGACCATGGCCCAATCCCTGCCCGGTGACGACCTCGATGCGGACGAAGAAGAACTCGACGATCTCGATCCCGAGGAAGACGAACTCGACGACGGCGACGACGCGGCCGAAGATGAAGATGGTGTGGCGGCGGCTGGTGGCGTCGCAGGTGCCGCGGCGCTTGCCGCAGCGGCGCCGATGGGTATGCGGGCGCGTCAACAGCAGTCCCCAGGAGGCGCGGCCAAGTCGACGACCACACCCGCTCAGCCGGGTGGAAAACCGCGCGCCGCGCGTCCGGCACCGGGGGGCAAACGGCCCGGTGGGAACCTGCCGGCTGGCAGACCGCAAACCACGAAGAAGCCGCCAGGCAAGGGCGGCCCCGAGGGCAAAGGTAATGGCCAGGGCGATGATGCCAAGGCGATAGCGACCGCGCAGCAGGAACTCGACGCCGCGCAGAAGGCCACCGATGCCCTCGAGGCCCCGCACACCACGGCGACGAAGAAGCTGGTCGATTCGGCGAAGGCTGCCGCGACCGGCATGTCGCCCCTCGCCGCCGCGGCCAAGCACTCGAGCGGCGATCACAAGAACGCCGCGAAGGACCACGGCGAGCACGAGAAGCAGCAAGGCGAGCTGGACAAGGCCCTGAGCGAGGGCGGTCTCGGCATGATCATGAAGATCGTCGACGACCTCAAGCCGTGGATCGACAAGATCATGAACTGGCTGAACAAGCTCAAAGACGCACTGGTCAAGGCGTTCGAGAAGGCGCTCAAACCGGTCATCAACTTCTTCGAGAAGGTATGGAGCCAAACGGTTGTCCCGGCGTTCAAGAAGACCGTGCAGGTGGTCTCGGGAGCGTTCAACTCCGTCGGCGAAATCGTCGGCAAGGTCTTCAACGCACTGAAGAAGGCGTGCGCGACCGTACTCAAAGCCGTTGGCGAGGTACTGAAGAAGCTCGACTTCACCATTCCCAGTTGGGTTCCCGTCGTCGGCGGAAGCAGTCTCGGCCTGGCCAAGATCGGCGACACCCTGATCGAATGGTCGACCAAGATGCGCGATGGTGGTCTGGTCCGTGGACCGGGCGGACCGCGCGAGGACGCGGTCCCGGTGCTGATGTCCAACGGCGAGTTCGTCGTCAACGCGGCCGCCGCTGCCAAGCATCGGGGTGTGCTCGAGGCGATCAACAACGAATCCAGGTCGACCACCGGGTCCGGCTACGCGGCCACCGCGCGATCATTGCCGGCGACCGCGGGCGCTCAAGCCCGGGCATTGGCCCTCGCCGACCGCCCCCAACTGGCGATCGTCAGCCCGATCGCGCCGAGCGGCGATCGCCTCGACCGCTCACTCGCCGTCAACATCAGCGCACCGACCTCCGGTCACGCGCATACGCACGACACCGCGCTGGCCGCCCGAAAGGCATTGACCTACGCCGCGGTTCGGCGTTGATATCCTGGGTGCGAGCTCAGGTTTTCGACGACGCTGGAATTAAGGATTGATATGGAGTTCAAGGCGCTCTACAACATGGTGCAGGCTTCATATTTTGATAGCGTGGAAAAAATTCGCCGACTTCCTACGGAGTCGTATATTCCGACGAAATGCTATAGCGAGGTTCTCGAGGCCTACATTGCTGACGGATGGCGTGTCGTATACGGATACGATGGTCCTGATGCGGGTATCGAATACAACCGCACTCACCTGAAACGCGGAAAGAGCATTCTCAGATTCAGCTGGTGGCCCGATGAAGGAGGTCGAGTGGCCGGCTCCAAGAGCGATATCGAGGAGATCTCCCGGTACATTCGAGATCACTGAGTCAGTCGCTGCGGTTCGGGTACGTTGGGCCGTCGGCCCTTTCAACTAGTTCGGGAGTCGTTTCAGTTGGAGAACATGCAGCTTGCCGCTGGGTTGGCCGGAGAGATGGTTGCTCATGCGGTGCAGTGGTTTTCGGAAGGATCGGCGGGTCCGTTCCTGGCCTACCTGGGCAAGGGCGACACCCGAGTGACGTTGGTCGACCTGGCGCAGGACGGCCCCGAGTCGCCGCTGGATTACGGTCGTGGGCTCATGATCGTCAGGTCTGCTGCTCGGGCTGTCATCGTGTACGACGGAACCATCTCCAACGATGAGGGCGGTCACTACGATGCGCTGATCGGGGAGGTCTACGAATTCGAGCACTGCGATGGCGCTTTCGACGTCCTGGTGCCCTACCGCCCGCGTAGTGAGTCGCAGAGTTTCGGTGTTTACGGACTCATCCTCGAGGACCAGGCAAGCGAGCCGGTGGACGAAGAGATTCTCGACGCGTTCCTCGACGGAACCCGCAGGGATGCCGATGTCGGGAAGTTCTGGCGTCAACACCAATTGCGGTAGCGGTCGGCGTGCGGCCCGTGCCGCAACCTATGAGGTGAGGAACTGGTATGGGCAGCTTCCGGAAGTTGAGCAAGGCGCAGCTGCGGCAGCGGGCCGAGGACCAGCAGGACCCGGCGTGGCTGGCGTGGGTGTCCGGGATGGACGCCGCCCTCGAAATATTCTTCGCTGTGGATATGCCGGACATGCCGGATGATCCGTTCTCGATGGAGGGCGTGACGCGCACCGAGCAGGCTGCGATGGCGAGGTTTTCGTCGGCTGAGGCTGTGCTCGAGCCGGAGAACGCAACGGTGGCTGATCGGTTCCACCGGTATATCGGTGAGGCATTCGTTCGCAGTTTCGAAGGTCGATGGATGAACGTTCAGGTGACCGGCGAGCCTGGCGAAGATCGCTCGTTTCATGGTCGAGGGTTCAGCCCGGTTGTCCGCGAGCCGTTCACCGAGTCCTACACCGATGTGGCGTCCATGCTGTTCATGGCCGTATGTCGTCGTACCGGACATGAGTGGTCGAGTATCTACGCCTACTCCGAGGAAGACCACGCAGCGTGGCAGGCCGATGCGGGCCGCCATTCCACGAAGTGGAAGTTGTTACGTCAGTGGCCGGAGGCCATGCGCGGCGGGGTACGCCCCGAGTAGCGCGGCACGAACCAGCTCCGATCGAAGGGTCGGGCCGCGCACTGTCTGGTGCTCTGTCCACACCGTAGTCCGCGTCTTCCTATTCCTGTACAGGTAGCCGCCAGATCGGCAGGTCGCTCTGCCGCCGTCGTCGATTCCGATGCTGCTGTACCAGAGCGATTTTCGCCCGAAATATTGATTCGCTGAGCCGCAATCGGCCGGCTTCTGATGCTTGTGTGGCGCCTATCGTGGCGCCTCGGCATTGCCGCACCTGACGGACAACGCTCCGTCACTTCTTTGCGCCTATCGAGCGGTTAGAACTTCGTTTCGCCGCGCCGGACCATAATTGAGGAGGACGGGACATGGGTACCGCCCAGAACGACAGCGGTTCGTGGAGACATGAGCAACCGGATGATGGTGAAGTCCTGTCGACAAATCAGAGGGCCAAGCACGACAAATATGTCAGAGGCGGCGGCGCAAGAGGCCCCAAAGAATGGCTAGCCGAGGTTCGGAGCTGGGGTTATCGCGGGCAGGCGGGCGATGATTTCCGGGATGGTATGGCCATTGTCCGTGGCTGGACAAGCGACAAGGGGTGGGAAGTCGAACACCGAGTCCAGACTGACATGGGTGCTCGATACTACGACTCTGGCAAGAATGGTGATGTTGACCGAGCAGGCCATGAGACGAAATTTGGCAAGGTCAGTGGGAAGCATCCGCGTGAACAGCTTGACAAGGACGAGACGGAGCTCCGCAAAGGGCGCAAGATTCACTGGCACGTAACCGATAGGTCGAAGATCGACAAGAAGGTGACATCCAGGATCAATTCTCTTGCGAAGAAATATCGAGGTGGGTTTCAGATTTCGGAAGTCGGCGAAGCCGAGAAGAACCTTTCGATGACTCTCGGCAAGGAAATGCGTCCGCACCGATACGGCAACGGGAAGCCGATGCCGAGTTACTACGCCGCCCAGGCGCGGCTGGCGGAAACGCACGCCGAGACGATTGCGAAGGTGCGGAAGAACGGTCCTGGCAGTCCGCACGCAAGTGAAATGGATGGCGGAAAGAGTCTCGTCGCCGAGGTTAAAGCGAGAACAAAAGCGCTCAGAGGCAAGGAATCGGCTCTCAAAGAGAGCACCAAGGCGCTCCGGGACCATGCCACCGCCCACGCGAAAATGGCTGCGGGGTGGGCGAAGATGCCGAAGGGGCTCACGAATCTCACTAAGGCGATGAAGAATTCGTCGACTGCGGGGAAGAATGTGCAAGGTGCCACCAAGTCATGGATCGGCGCCCACGGCAAGATCAACGCTTCGATGATGAAGTCCCCGTTGGGCATGATCGCTCTGGGGATTACGGCGCTGATCGGTGTTGTGACGCTGATTATCGGCAATTGGGGCACGATTGAGAAAGTTTTCGAGGCCGTGCGTAAGAACACGCTCGAACCGGTGGGCGAATTCTTCCAGAATGTCCTAGCCTCGGCGACCTCTGGGCTCGGTAACGTGACGAAGGGTATCTCGGACTCTTTCAGCGGTTTGGGCTCAGGGGTCGAAGGCGTGTTCAAGACGGTGATCCACCATGTCGCGATCGTGGTGAACGCGATTGGGTCGGTGCTCAAGCGCCTCAATATTCCGCTGCCGGACTGGCTCGGCGGCGGCAGTATCGGATATGGGTTCATCGGTGATGCGATGGTCGAATGGGCTGCGGCGCATATGGCCACCGGTGGCGTCGTGCGTGGTCCGGGTGGTCCGCGCGATGACCAGGTGCCGATTATGGCCTCTAACGGTGAGTTCGTGGTGAATGCCGCGTCTGCCAGTCGGCATATCGCCTTGTTGGAAGCGATCAATAGCGACTCGCTCACTATCAGCGGTCGGGACGCGCAGGTGATCGCTGTAATGCGAGACGCCTTCGCCGTCCCGTCACGGGCGCTGCCGCACGTAGTCAACCGGCATCACTTCGATCACTCGACCACGGTCAACCTCACGACCAATCACATCGACAGTGCGCATGTTCGCGCGAAAACGCTGGCAACACAACGCGAAGTCGCTGCGTCGTGGGCGTAGGAGCGGCAGCGATGTCGCGACAACAGAGAACGGAAAGCACATGATCTACTCGGTAATCCTGCCCGCGCAGGCCGCCGGCGCCGCCGACGTGATCGGCGTCGCGGGGGTGTACAAGCCGGCCTTCTATAGCGGCGACACCGTCACCGACGTAACCCTCGTCGCACCAGCCGGATTCGTCACTGTGACGGGCGCGGCGACCAACAACGCCACCTTCGCGGTGCGGCATCTGCGGGCAGGTGTGGTGCAACAAAGCTTCGCCTCGCTCACGCTTACCGCCGGCACCAATCTGGCTGCCGAGATGCCGTTGACCATGCCGATCACGGTCGCGCCGGTACTCCAGGCCGATGACGTGATCGACGTGCAGATGCACCAGAACGGTACCGGACTCGCGGTCGGCGCGGGCGTCATCGCGGCTGTCTACGTCAGCTGACCGAGCAGCCACATTCATTGCAGCACAAGGGAAAGAGTTGAGGTGAACCAGTGGGGACTAGTCCTGCGCTGATAACGATCACCGGCGTCGATGGTTCGACGTGGACGATCAGTGGACAAGGTCGTGGCAGGGAAGGCGTCGACCTCGGGACCGCGCCGAGCGGACTCTACGACGCGCCGGTCACGACGATCTGGAACCAGACCGCGTTCCAGAACGGCGCGACCTACGGCGGGTACAGCACCAACCGACGCGAAGTGGTCTTCGGCGTCAACATCTTCGAAATCGCCGGTCGCTCCTGGGAATCCGTTGACAGTGCCTGGCGCAAAGCCTGGGCCTACGACGCGGATTCGATCATGACGGTGACCACCGGCTACGGCTCGCGCTCGCTCGCGCTGCGGATGTCGCAGCAACCCGACTTCAAACCGAACAAGGACCCGCACCTGAACCTGTGGGGTCAGGTCACCATGACCTGCACCGCCGGCGTGCCGTGGTGGGTTGAGGAATCCGCGACGAGTACCTGGGCCTCGACCATCAGCACGACCAGCGGTACAACGCAGTCCGGCACGGTGACAGTCGCCAATCCGACCGATCAGCCGATGTACTTGCAATGGGTGTGCTCGGCGCCGGGACGCTGGACCCTGCCCGACTTCTCCTTCGGAAACAACTACCACAACCGCGCCGAAGAGGACGCGGATCGTGTTGTGGTGCTGCCGAATACGGTCATCGGTCAGGATCTGGTCGTTGACACCGACCCGGCACGCGAGACTCTCGTCGCGGCCGACCGATCGCAGATGTGGGCGCTCATGGGTGGGCGCGGTTTCGAGTACATGATCCCGCCCTACACGCCGGCAACCGTTTTGCCGGTGAAGGTGACCGGCGCGCCAGCGGGTGCCTCGGTCATGGCCGTGCAACCCCGCAGCTGGTCGCGGCCCTGGGGGCTGCAATGACAACAGTGAATGATCTGCCTGTTATCTACAAGAATGCGCTGAAGGACAAGGCGCAGCGTGAGGTGTTGCGAACCAAACCGCCGCTCATTCGCTTCTGGGATGGCGACTGGCAGCTGCGCGGTACCTGCGCGGGCGAGATCAGCGCCAATTTCACCTGGATGCTCAATGAATCCGGGACCGGCGTCATCGTGCTGCCCTACGAGCATCATCTTTCGCAGTGGGCGATCTCGCGCACGCGGACCACCCAGAACATCCACATCACCGTTGACAAGGATGGCGCGCGCTGGGACGGCCGCATGTCGAAAGCCGTTGTCAAACAAGATGAATACGGTGTCACAACGGTCGAGATGTCGTTTCTGCACTCCTACGAGGAGCTCAAGCACATCTGCGTCTGGGCTAACCCGCTGCTCCCGGCCGCCCTGCAGATTCCACAGCACTTCATCCTGGCTGGGCCATCGGCTTCCTCGCTGAAGCTGGCCCTGTTCTTGAACGTACTGCGGCTGGAAACCTCATTGTGGGCGCTGCCGGACAACCCGCTCGATGCGTCCGAGTGGTTCAACCTGGATATGTCCAACTGGTCGATCGTGGTGAAACCCCATGATCTGCTGGCAGATTCGTCGGTGTGGACGTTGCTCAACTCTCGGTTCAAGATGTTCCACGACCTGGCGAAGGACACCCTGGCCACCGCGCAGTTGATGATCACCACCCGGCGGTGGCTGGTCGGCGATCCGCCGCCGTGGCCGGGGGCGAATCTGCGCAACGGCGCGCTCGTGGTCGACATTGTCGACAAGAGTGGATTCACCACTGGCACGAGCGAGGGCGGCAGCGTTCTGGACGGGCTGGTCTACACCGCTCAGGTATACACCGAGGATTACCTCGGCACGACGCGGAATGTCCTGCCCGACCCCAATACCGAGGAATATCAGCAGCCGGGCTGGTTGGGAACGATGTCGAAGGCGCCATGGGTGATCTTCCGACCTGACCGGAACACGGGTGTGCAGACGTCGTCGTTCACGATCACGCCGTTCACCGATGTGCAGATCCTCACGGGTGGGCATTCGCCCGAGCAGGTGAACGCCGGTGTGAAGCAGGCCATCACCTCGGCAGGTCAGCTCGCGGGCGGTTTGCTGCAGATCGCCACGGTGGGTCTGGGCGACTGGTCGGCGATCGGCGGTCAGCTCGCCGAGACTTGGCTGTATCCCGGGTTCAAGGACACGTTGCTCGCCTGGGTTTCCTACAAGGATCCGATCCGGGCGGCACAGGCGGGTTGGTCGCACTACTACGAGCACTTCCAGGACGGCGCGGACGACGCTTACAGCTTGAACTCGCTGACCGCCTTGAGTTCGGCACTGTGGGCGACGAGGTCGTTCTACTCGCACGAACTCACCGTCGCTGACGGTCAACCCTACTTCATCGGCGATCAGGGCCATGGCCACTTCTTCCTCGGTGACCGAGTGGGAGCGACCGTCCATGGCATGCCCGCGGACGAGATCTATATCGACCAGGTCACTCAGCTGGAACTGGCCTGGGCCCGCGACCAGACCCCAGCCTGGCAGATCACCATCGGCACCAATCAGGAAGTCGAGGAGCCGCTGGTGAAGTCGATGCGCAAGATCGACGAGATCAAATCGACCATGCACGACCTCGGCGTGAAAATCAACTTTGACTAGAGACGGCGATTCCCATGTCAATTCCACAGCAGCACGAATGTGATCCCAATAATCCCGAAGAGGCCATTTCCTGGGCATTTGTCGGTTTGCCCGGGCCGAAGAACGCCCCGATGATCGTTCATCCCATGGTTCTGAAGCAGTGGTCAAAACATCTGTGGGACTTGGGCTTCCGTCATCAACCCGATGAGCAGACCAAGGAATATCACCCGCCGATCCGGGGCCACCACCATTGGCTCAACTCCGCGGGCACCTGGGTGGAGAAGGGGACCCCGCAGCCCGCCCGGATCACCGCGCCCGATGTGGGGATGTTGACCCAGCAAGAGCGGGCAGACCTGGTCAGCCAGTTGCGTGAGCACGGCGATCTCAACCATCTGCTCACCCGATCCACCCAGGCGGAGGCGAACGAGCATGACCGCGCCTGACCGGAAAGTCCCCGACGGGGCTCAAGTTGTCGGCAGCTTCGGTGGACTCACCGACTCTCGTGACATCGCGTTCAGCGGCAATGAAACCCAGATCAGCAACTACAGCCAGCAAACTTTCCAGGCGATGACCAACGCCGCGGTCTCGAGCGTGGTGCGCAAGGCCGATGCCCAAATGGGTGCGTATGTCGGCGTCGCGATCGACCGCATGCTGGCCAATCTCTGCCGGGCGCTGGCCGGGGTCGAGGTGCTCGGCATCCACCCCTTGGCTTTCCTCAACGACTGGGCCACTCAGCTCGATGCGAAGGCCGGGGAAGCGCTGTCGGGTGTGGACTCGATCTCCAAAGGCATCACGGGCCCGATTACCGGAACGATTTCGGGAAATCCGGACGATGTCCTTCCTGCCATGACCCAGTTGCAGACACGATTTCAACAAATCCTGTTGCAGGGCAATGCCACTGTCATCACCGCGAACCAATATTACACGCCGACAAAGGGAATCCTCTCTCTCGATGTCATCTTGATCGGCGCAGGCGCGGGTGGTGGTGGCGGACGTTGGGACCTGAACGGGCCCGACCGAGGCGCTGGTGGCGGCGGCGGTGGCGGCGGCGAAGTGCACTACAACATCCCGGCATCGCTGCTTCCTGTCGACGCCGAAAGCAACTTCCTGCCGATCCCCATCACCGTTGGGGTCGCCGGTGTGGGCGGCCCGCCGGGCGGCTGGCACGGTTCGAACGGCACGAACACCTCATTCGGTTCATGGCTGACGGCAGGGGGCGGCCTCGGCGGCCTCTGCCAGCGCGGACACAGCGCCGGATCGGGTGGTAGAGGCGGAACCGGGATGATCCCCGGCGGCGACGGCGGGAAATGCGGCGCGAACGGGGTGGACGACCCCAACCCCGGACCCGGCCGCGGCGGCAATTCGATCTCGTCGCATGATCTCCATGGCGGCGGGGGCGGCGGCGGAGGTGGTGCCGGTTATACCGGCGGATTGGGTCAATCCGGGGGACAGGGCGGGATCTCACCCGGGGGCGCGGCGGGATATCCCGGGCAGTCTCCGTCGGCGGTCGTCTCGACCGGTGGCGGTGGTGGCGGCGGCGCGGTGACCGGCGCTGACTCGGGTGCTCCGGGTGCGTTTCCCGCAGGTGGTGGCGGTGGTGGCGGTGGTAATGCCGTCAGCGCCGGTAGCGGTGGAAACGGTGCCGCGGGGATCGTGTACTTGATCGAACGGACGAGCTGATGTTCGTCGCCAACCTCCGCGTCTTCACGGCCTCGGAAACCTGGTATCCGCCGATGAACCTGTTCGCTGTCGAAGTCATCGCGCGCGGTGGTGGCGGTGCGGGCAGCTCGACAGCAGGCGGCGGTGGCGGACAGGCGACGCAAACCTCCCGACGGATTCCGCTCGCGCTGCTGACTCAGCCGGTACCCGTTGTCGTCGGGGTAGCCGGCAGCAATGGCGGCGACGGAGGCCCCTCGAGCTTCGGCCACTGGTTGGCCGCGGCAGGCGGCAGCGGTGCGAGCAGCGGCGGCGCCGGCGGCGGATTCGGTTTTCAGCGTGGCGGCGATGGTGGTGCGAGCGGTCAACGTGGCGAATCGGTGTCCGGTGGCGCGGTCAGCTTGCTGGCTGGTGGTGGTGGCGGCGGCGGATCCGGATCCACCGGTGGGGCTTCTGGATTGGTGCCAGCCGGTACCACCAATCCTCCGCTGTGGCAGGTGGGCCAGTCCGGCGGCGGTGGAAACTCCGGCGGCAGCGGCGGCTTCCCCGCCGGGGGTGGCGGTGCGGGGGCTGTAGGTGCGGCCGGACTGGTCACCGTCATCGAATATCTCTTCACCTATTGAACGGAATCGTGCGAAATGAACACAGCTACAGCAACTTCCATCGAAGCCACTGGTTTCGCCGGACCCGCTCTGCACTACCAACTCTCGGAGCCACTCTTGGGCAATCACTACGTGATCGTCTGGACCCAAAATGCGTTCGGGCAGCAGGCTGCCGAGGCGGTCATCGTGCCGGCGCGACCTGATGGTTCGGCAGTCACGATGACCAAGCTGCCCGGCTCCTATGTCCATCCCGACGCGACGCGCGAAGGCGCCCTCTGGCTGGCGGGCTACGAAGTAAAGGAAACGCCATGACATCTCCGGTCGACCCCGGCTATCTCGGATATCAACCCACCGTCGAACCCCTCATCCTGACCACCGGTGCGAGCTTCGTACAGACGATTCAGCCGTCTGATGGCGCTGTCTTTCCCACTGGTACAACAATTTCCATCGCCTTGACCGCGCCGAGTGGCATCCCGCTGGCCGCGTGGTCCGCGACTGTCACCCCGACCGCGGCGTCTTGGGCGGTGTCCACTGCCATTTGTGACGCGATTCCTGCGAATTCGCGCTACACGATGCTGGTGACCTATCCGACCACGCCGACCACCACCTACGCGTGGTACGTGGGCTCCGTCGTACGAACATAGTCCACCCGAACGATCTGAAAATGACGGAACGCAATGGCGTCCCGATCGAAATTACTCAACCCGAAATATTAGGAGCTGTCATGGCTATCGCCGTTGCTACTACTCGCCAGGCCCTCGCGGACGCCTACAAGAACGTCGCGGGCTCGAACACTGTCTACATCAGCGTGCACATCGCCGATCCCGGCACCACCGGCGCCAACGAGGCGAGTGGTGGTTCGCCCGCCTACGCCCGCAAGCAGTCGGCCTGGACCTCCGGCACCGGTGGCGTGATCACCGGTTCGCAGGTCACCATCGATCTTCCCGCCGGCTCGTACACCTACGTCGGCCTGTGGAAGACCCTCGCTGGTGGCCCCGCGGACTTCATCGACAAGGTCGCGATCAGCGCCACCACTCTGGGCGCCCAGGGCCAGCTGCTGATCACCCCCACTTTCACCCAGAGCTGACGGAGGGCGCCGCATGGCTACGCAACAACCGAGGCGGGCCACACCGCCGGCGCCGTCCACAGCCGCGGTGGGACTGCCCGGTGTCTCCGTCACCACATCGAGAGCGCCGGTGGTGCCGATGGTCGTTCTGCGCGCCGTTGTGCCGATCATCAAGCCGTACATTGTCGCCGGGTATGTCGGACATGGCGGCGTCGCCGCACATCTGGACAAGGTGCGAGCTCAGGTTGCGTTGTCTCCGACCGCGCTCGGCCAGGCCACCGCGGCCATCTCGCCTCGCTCCGAGGCTCTCGGCGTCGCAGGCGCTCTGGGAAAACTGGTCGCCAAGGTTGTGGTCAAATCGGGGACGGTTCTGCTCGGGGCCGGTCTCACCGGGGCCGGTGGCTCCAGCGCGTCGCGCAACACGCACCTCCCCTTGGCCTTCCAAGCCGAAGGAACCGCAAGTACAGACCTGGTCGTGATCGGCAGCGCGGAAGCGTTGTTCGGTAGTGATGGTCAGTTCTCCGGTCTCAAACCGTTCGATCTCGCGTTTGCCGGCGGCGGCAGCCTGGGGGTCGCGGCGGCGGCAGCCGGGGCTGTGGTCGTGCCCGGCGACACTGCGGGAGAAGGCTGGTTGTCGGTGACGACGGGACAGCCGATCGCGCTCAGCGGCGGTGGGCAGCTCGCGGTATCTCAGGGTGCGCCCGTGGACGCCACGGGTTCCGGTGGGCTGGTCGCGGCGAGCAGCGCGAAGGCGGGCGTCGACATGGCGCATGCCGGTATCGGGCAGCTGTCGATGGTCACGGTACCGAGTTTTTCGCCTGCCGGAATGACCAAGTCCTCGGCATGGACCCAGATGACAGACAAGCAGACCAACGTGACCGGTTGGGCCGCCGACACCGGCACCTATCCCGGGTCGGCGGTCCAGTCGGATGGCGTTGTCGCTCAGTCCGCGAAAGCCGCAGCAACACTGAGTGCTTCGATTGTCTTCACTGCGGCCGCGGCCGTGAGTGTCAACGTCACGCTGCAGTTGACGGTCAACAACGTTGTCGTCGCGACGGGTACTGCCACGGCAGTCCCCTCCAGCGGGTCGGCCACCGTGAGCGTGTCGACGGTCCGCGCCATCGCGGCCGGCGATGTGGTCCGGGTCCAGGCGATGGGCAATCAGTTCCTCGCGCAGTTCAACCCGACGGCACAAGCAAATCCGGCGTCGTATGTGCGAATCACCTGAGGCGTGATCCGAAGTCAGGCTATCGGCCCGCACTCCTGACCGGAGTGCGGGCCGTTTGGTTGTCAGTGTCATCGTTCGGCTGCCCGCCCACGTCGACTGATCTGGGCATGCGGAGTGCCATCGTCCAGGAGGCGATTTGTCCGAGTATGTGCCCGAAGGTGCATTGTATCGCTCATTGTTCGCCGCCAAGGCGGCGTTAACTATCTGGAGTTTGTGTGATTTCTCGTCATCGCTTCGGTGAATTTCATTCGCTTGGCCCTTTCAATTTCTTTGTTCGCATCATGGTGACTGTTATGTCGCTCGTGATGATCACGACACTGGCGCAGGCCATTGTCTCGCCGCCCGGCGCCGCCGATTCGCCGCCGAACAGGGAGGGGCCCCTGCTGGCGGCTATCGGTAGCGAAGAATCAGAAAGAAATCTAGATCTGCGTCTTGATCCGTCGATGGATCCTCCAGCGGCCGACTTCGCGCCACTGGCGCCCGCAGGCACTACGGCTCTGTCAGGCGCTGCCTCGTTGGAACAGAACCCGAGCTACACCTTCGGGTTCGATGGTCAATCTTCCGTAGTTGCGTTCAAAAAGGGCGGTGCACCGTGCGCGGAGACGTGTGACATTCGTACCGGCACGATGAAGCCGTATTTCGGGGCATCAGAATTGTGGCGTTCTGCCCTGCGGTTCGATTTCACGCAATTGGCCGGTCGCGCAGTTGCCGGTGCACGCTTGGATCTGAGAATCACCGGCCAAGATCTGCAGATGAAGCAGTTGTCACAGGTAACGGCACGGTTGGCAGGTAACCCGCCGGGCTATGACGTGCTCGGGGCCGAGCTCGGCTCGAGTTCGGTGACTGATGTGGGATCGATCCAGTCGGCGGCATTCACCGCATTCGTCGCCGATCGCGTGGCCGCCGGTGACACCGGAGCATCGTTCATGCTCACCGGTGAGGAAGCCGCCGCCTACTCCTACAAGATCATGCAGGCCAACCTGGTCGTCGAGTTCGAGGGTGGATCCACCGGGGAGCCTGACATGGCCCTCGTAGCCCCCGCCGATGACGCGATCATCTCGACCCCGACCGCGACGTTGAAGGTCGCAGCCGAAGGCGCAGTTCCCGACGGTACGACGTACTGCTTCAAGGTGTCCACCGGGTTCGATGGCCGCACGGGCAGCGTCGCGCAATCGGGCTGCCTGCCGCAATCGCATTGGACAGTTCCGCGGCATGTCTTGCAAGACGGAACGCGGTACACCTGGACGGTGGAGACCGCTCATGAGGGCTCCACGACGACAAACCCCGCCAACTGGGTGGGCCATTTCACCGTTGACCGGCGGATGGGAAATCCGGGCCCGACACCGACCGATTCACTCGGCGGTGTCACGGTCAACCTATTCAACGGCAACGTCCGAACCGATGTGTCGGGCCCGATCTTCGAAACTCTCGGTGGCCCCGCTGGCCTGACATTCGCCTACAACTCGCGGACGCAGGGTGAGCCGCACGGCGTCCGGGCATCGTATTTCAACGATTCCGGCCACGACGGTACCCCTGATGAAACTCCGGTTTTGGTGCGTACCGAAACCCAGGTCGACCTGAACTGGGGAAATAGATTCAATGATGAAACCGATCGTGATCCCCTGCCGCCAGGGCTGACCGATGACTGGTACGTCGTGCGTTGGGAAGGCCAGTTCCGGGCTCCCGCCAACGGTGATTACCGCTTCGCAGGCGCGCACGTCGATGGTGCGAAGATCTGGGTCGGCGACCGGGTCGTCTACGACAACCCCGATCGTGGCGATATCTTCTACGACAACTTCACGACCGCCGGGCCGAAACGCGCTGACGAGGTCACCTTGGTCGCAGGGCAGCGCGTCCCTATTAAGGTCGAGCTCCACCACCAGACCGCTGATCCGCCCGCGATGGTGTTATGGGTCAAGAGCACTCAGGGCAGCGCCAGCCTCCGCATGCACAACGTGGTCCCGCGGATCGTTCCCGCTGACTGGCTCTACGCAGCCGATCCGACTCCGGTGCCAGCGGGCTGGACCATGTCGGTTCCCGCCAGCGGCTACAGCCACGCCGAACTGCGTGACGGATCCGTGGTCCTGACCGACGGTGTCGGCGGAAAGCACACCTGGGCACAGACCGATGGTGGGTACGCCCCACCGCCCGGCCGCGACGGCGTCGTCGCCTTCGCCGCAGACGGGCAACTCTCGGTCACCGAGAACGGGGTGATCTCCCTGTTCAACGTCGACGGCACCTTGGCCGAAGTCGCCACGGTCCTCGACAGCAAGAAGCCGGCTTCACTGCAGTACCGCTACAGCGGCACACCGTCACGGTTGGTCGAGATCACCGATCCGGTATCGGGACGGTCACACACCTTGCATTACAACACCGGCAATTCCAACAGTTGCTACGGCGGCGCGGCCTTCCCGACGGGCGCCGATCCCGCGCCTGCGCAGATGCTGTGCCGTATCACTTACTGGGACGGGACTGAAACCCGGCTGTGGTATGTGCTCAACGTCCTTGCCCGGATCGAGAATCCCGGCGCTGCGATGCGGGACTTCAACTACCTCAACCTCGCCGACGTCAAAACCGAATATAACAAGACGTCGAACCCGATCGCTCGACAGGAGCTCCTCGCCACCATCGGTCCTTTGACCAGCCTGCGTGGACCGCTTGCCTATGACTGGGTCGTCTCCCAGTCCGTGCCCGGCGTCTGGCACCGGACCGTGATCGACTACCAGAAATACGTCGAAGAGCCCGGTATGCCGGAAGTCTTGCGCGCGGTCGCTGTCAGCGCACCGTCATCGGATGGCGGCACGACAGGGCAACGTCCCGTGCACTACTACGGCTACGACATCGGCGCGAAGAAGGCGATCGTCAATTTCAAAGGCACGGGCGATGTCGGTAGCGCACCGGACCGGACCGTCACCTGGGACGAAGCTGCTCGTCTTCTCTCCGAAACCGACGCCGAGGGGAATACGGCCTATGCGTCCTGGAACCAGAAGGATCAGCTGACTGCTCGTGTCGATACGACCGGTCGGCGCAAGGCGATTGTGTACGACCATGCAGATCGGCCGACCGACGAATACGGTCCAGCTCCGGTCAGCTGCTTCAATGGGCAGGTCCCCACATCCGCGTGCGCGGGAACCATGGCGCACACGCGGCGCCAGTACGACGAGAACATTTTCGGTTTGGAAGCGGCGTTCTACGACAACCGGTTCATGGCCGGCGTACCAGCTATATGGGCTACCGGGGTCGGTTCGACGGACGGAAGCCTCAGTCGGAATTGGGGTTCCACGCCTCCTGTGGAGAGTGATGACGGTTGGTCCGGTCGGTTCACCGGCGAGATTCAGCTACCCCTCGTCGGTGACTACTCCCTCGGTTTCACCATGGTCGATGGCGTCCGGCTCTGGGTCGACGACGTGCTTTTGGTCGACAGCTGGAGTGATAAGCCCACCGCCGACACCGTGTCCGCTGCTTACAGCAACGCGACCGCCGACAGCTGGCATCGCATTCGCGTCGACTACTACAAACGTAGTGGCAGCGGTGGTTTCCTTGACTTCACCTGGGATCACCCGGGCGCAGGTGCCGCGGCTACGGTGCCGGGTCAGTATCTTCGGCCTCGATATGGTCTCGAGACGAGCGAGGTTGTCGATAACACCTCCGGTGGGGACGTCGAACGCGCCCCCGCGCTGCGCAAAGCAACAGGGCATTCAGACCCGATGAATGGGATCGACCCGGTGTTCGGTACGGCGGTCTCGGAGACTGTCGATCCGGGCGGGCTCGATCTCACAAATAGGAGGCTGTTCGAACAACCCGGCCAAGGGTTCCTCCGTCATCTGGCGGCCGCACTTCCCGCCGGCGATATCGCTGACCCCACCCGGCGCGGCACGTCGACCTACTACGGTGATGCCGATACCCGGGCCAATCCCTGCGATTCGGGCTCCGCACCGGTAAGCCAAGGCGGCCGCGTTAAGACGGTCAGCGCCGCGAAGGACTCCCAGGGCTCGGCCAACGTCCGGGAGACCGTGTACGACAACGTCGGCCGGGTCGTGGCAGCGCGAACCAACGGCGAGCCGTGGTCATGCGTGACCTATGACGCTCGTGGACGTATCAACTCCAAATCGTTCCCGAAAATGGGCGACAAACCTGCCCGCACCATCACCTACGACCATGCTGCGAATGGTGACCCGCTCACGTTCGAAGTCACCGATGAGAGCGGGTCCACCACGACCGTCATCAACCTGCTCGGTCAGATCGTGGCATTCACCGACGCCAGCGGAATCACAACGGTATCAACCTATGACGCCGCTGGTCGCACGACCAAAGAGGCGACAGCGGTCAACGGAGTTACCTCCAGCCTGAATTACTACTGGAATGCGGGCTCCCGCCTCGAGCGCCTGGACCTGGATGGAACAACCGTTGCTACCCCGGGCTATACCGCCGGGGTCCTCGACAGCGCCGGGTACGGCAACAATTCGAAGCTGGCGATCACCCATAACGAAGCAGGCTCACCCACCGCCTACAAATGGGACATCGTCGGATCCACGATCACCAGCGCGGTCACCCGCTCGCCCGACCAACGGGTCACCGACGAAACCGTCACCGATTCCGCAAACCCCGCCACCACCTACGACTACCTCTACACCTACGACGGGGTCGGCAGGCTGATTGCCGCTACCGTGCCCCACCACCAGCTCACCTACGGCTTCGCTGACCAGGATGGCTGTGGAATCAACAACAAAGCTGGACGCAACACCAATCGCACCAGTTCCACCGACAGTTTCAACGGTGCACCGTCGACAACCACCAACTACTGCTACGACAGCGCCGACCGTCTGCTGTCCACCAGCGGTGACCTGGATCTGTTGTTCACCTATGACAACTACGGCAACGCGATCAAGGTCGGCACCGATACCCTCGGATACGACTCCACTCGCCGGCACGTGTCCACCACCACCGCTGCCGGGTCATCGATCCAGTACGTCCGCGATGTCCACGACCGCATCACCAAACGAAATGTCCAAGGTGGCACCGACCCGACAAAGGTGACCCGCTACGGATTCACCTCCGCTATCGGCGGACCCACCTTCATCCTCGACGACTCCGGAAACCTGCGTCAACGCGTGGTGACGCTGCCTGGCGGTGCGGTACTCACCAAGAATTACACCCAGGAAACCGGCGTCAACTGGTCCTACCCGAACATCCACGGTGACATCCTGTTCACCGCCGATGCCACCGCCACCCGCACCGGTGACATCCATCTCTACGACCCGTTCGGTCAGAACATCGACCCCGTCACCGGTGGGTTCGGCGACATTCCGATCCCCGCCACTGCTGACGGCGGCATGGACTTCGGGTACCTGGGCCAACACACCGTCCCCATTGAACATCTCGCCGGGCTACAAAGCCTGGAAATGGGTGCTCGCACCTACCTCCCAGCCCTGGGCCGATTCCTGCAAACCGATCCAATCCTGGGAGGATCGGCCAACAACTACGACTACGCCAACGCTGACCCCATCAACAGTTTCGACCTTACCGGGGAAAAGCCGTCGGATAAACCGGACGGGCCGGGAACCAATAGCTGGCTCGAGCTCGGTTTGGAACTTTTCAATGAAACGATGGAGAACCACCTCAAGGATTTCGATGAATCCAAGGCTTCGGCGTCCGGTAGGGAGCAAGACCGCAATGGCTACAGCAAAGCGGGACGTTCTTTGGCGAAGAGGGTTGGTAAGAACAACAACGCAGCAGGCTGGCCCGTCCCGGAGGGAAAGAAGGATGCGGCTGCTTGGAATGCGCTAGGCGAGAAGTTGCTGGATACTATGCTTAGTAATCCGGACAAGGAAGTGATTTTGAATCGTGGTAACATCGACGGAAGATACGATGACTGCATCGATGTTCGTATGCCTGACGGCACGGGATTCCGTCTCGATACGGACGGCAATTTTTCGGGATTTCTAGACAAATATGACGGTCCGGGATAAAGGGATGAGAATGCTTGACCTAAATTTTCAGGGGCGACCGATCGGGCTGGTCGACTTTGATGATGTGAACGTTGACCAACGCGCTCTTGAGTTTACCGATCCGGCCATCCCTATATTTGGATCTCATGTTGCTGTGGTGATTCCCGACGAGGGATCTTGGCTCGACGCTGTGGTACGCATCAATCCACACGTTCCTGAGGTGCCGGTCGACTTCCTGCTGTGGGTAGTCGAGAAGGCAAGGGAAATTGTCCATGAATAG